ATGAAGTAATGCTGCGCCGAGTCTATTCTTGCTTTATTCCAGTTTAGGATTAAGCCATCCTTGAGTCTAATCACGTCACCGTTGTATAAAGCGTACTGCGTTTTGAACTCATACAGCTTGGTTTCAAGCGTGTCGATGCCGTTCATCACCGTCGATGTAGTGGTAAGCACCTGCCCAAGGTTACCCCCACCAAGCAAGTGATCATCAATCGCGTATTTATTGCCCTTACCAGGGCCGAATCTACCCACACGGCAAAGGTGGACCTCAGCACCAAGGCCTCGAAGCGTGACTGCAAGCTTGGTTTCAGCCATGCCAACCTGCTCGTTAGGCTCGCCGCTGTCTTCCTTGCCGTCGTAATCAAACACAATGTAGACCTTGCGGTGCTTCTCTTGGAAGCTGGTTTTGCGTTGCCAATAGATCTTCATCAAATCGGCGTGGAGATGTAAGCCTGATCTGTCAGTCCATGATGTAACGCCTGCCAAGCCTAAGGCCGCGTACGGCAGTTGGTCAGCAACAATCTGCTTGGTCAGTTGCCATGCCTTGAACTCCCCTTCTGTGATGATGATGGGTATATCTACATCCTGCGCAATTTGTTTCCAGTTGGTAGTTGGTGGGAAGTAGATATGACTGCCACTGGCCCTTGCCTGTGAGTACTTCATCTTGCTTTTTGGCATTAGAAGCCGCACACGATTAAAGCCGGTGAGTTTGCCATCAACGCCGTGGTAGGGCAACTTAACAGACCATTCCTTGGTATGACCTAATAGATCATAAGTGGCCTGCGGATCAAGGAGTTCTAGTCCAAGCGATTGAATATCTTGATCTGAGAATTGCCTTGTTGTGATGAAGTTTTGATATAATTGCTGTGGTTGTGTTGTTTGGGCTGCGAAACCTGATGACATATTCAATTCTCAATGTGCATTGACAAAGGCCCTGTATAGCTACATGCAGGGCCTTTGTTTTTGGTTGTTGCGTGATGGGTAAAAAGCCTTATGGGCGTTGGGTTTGGAGGCTGCTGCAGCCTTGGTGTGTTCATGTCAATAGTCACAATGTCCTCACAGGTGTTGAAGTGTATGAGCCCCTATAGCTCGGTGCCAAGGCTCAATGCTATTATATTGGCAGGCCTGCACCGTGTGACATGTGTCACACAATAAAAGTTTGATGTATAGTTCACTTGTACTTTGATTATTGAAAGGAATACAAATGACCGCACCCACACCGCCTGACCTTGTTTTTGACATTGACATTAGACTTGTCGATGATGGCTACAATTCCATACACTATGAAATTATGTGGTGGAACCCAGTCAAATTTAATTTGCGCGTACACTTTGATAGTGTGAGCCATCAACTCAAAAAAGCTGAAGTATTAGAAGGGGACTAACCATGTGGGATGTAGTTGTGACTGTAACGTTGATGTTGTTCGGCGCGTTCGTTGTGATTGCATTTGGTGCAATCCTTATTTGTGCCTTGTACTTAATACAAAATGGAGATCGAGATGACTGAAGAAGATGAAGCGTTCAACGACATTGAGCGACAGGCGCAACAGCGCAAGGAAGCTGTGAAGGCGGCATTGCGTAGAGCAAGTGATGATGACGACACACAAGTTTATTTGCGCACATGGGTAGTGCTGACGGATGAGGAGATTGAACAATCCTATGAAACAACTGGGCATTATCAAAAACTAAGATCACAAGACAGGTTTGCGGTGTATGCGTTAGCCAGAGCGGTTGAAGCCAAACTCAAGGATAAGAATACATGAGTTATATCGTAGCAGCATTGCCGCCCATCAAATGTTTTGTGAAGCGGGAGTTTTTGTACAACCACACCAAAGGTCACGGCGAGTTGGAGCCAGCCATTTGGGTGAGTCTCAAAGCTTTGCGTGGTCAGGTGTTTCGCATTGAATCTTTGTTGCCCAACTACGGCGCCTTGTACGACAAGCTGCCCATCAGTGCCTATGTTTGGCAAGAAGATTACAGCGGTACTTTGTCCATTGACACTTTGCAATTGTGGGACTGCATGGGGTATCAGTTCACCATTGTTGAGAAGATCGGGCTACGCAATCTGGGCGTTAAGTTTTTGGGCAAAGACAAGCAATGGCACTTTGGTCGTTACATGTTTACCGTTGATTTCTGCGCTGATGGCATGGATTTGGATACGGGGTTTACAGAACAGGCTGAGGAACACAAATCGTTTAACTGGATTCAATTGAACAATGGACAGTTTGCTTGTCAACCAAACAACAGGTGCTTGTGGTATGACCAATCGTTGATACCAGCAGAAACTAAGTTCCCTGACTTTCAAGCAGCCAAAGAGTTTTACACAGTTGATGGCACACGTAAGTGGGCGGCAGGTGATGATTGGTTCTATGACATTGCGGAGAAGAACACATGATTGATAAACTCATACTTGGCGTTGCGCTGTCAGTTGTTGGGTGGAATGGCCTATTCCCTGAGCCCCCAAAGCCTGTTACGCCTTTAGAACTAAAGCAAAAAGCAAAAATGAAATCTATTAGCGGCGTATGCGAGCGCAAGCGTGGGCAAAAGCAAAGTGAAAGCGTAAAGAACATGTGTAGACGTTGGGAAAAGGAACGATATGCGCAAAAGGGAAATTATGAGTAAGCAAGGCGGCAGTCGCCCCAACTCAGGTAGAAAGTTGCCTGCAATTGATGAAGGCCGCGCGTTTAGTCTATATGACCAAGGGTTTAGTAAGCTAAAAATAGCAAACAGGTTTGGCATAGCATACAAATCTATGCTGACAATTTTTCGCAAAGCAGGTAAGTACATAAAACATCCAAAACGAAAGGGTTAACATGAAAAAGCTATTACTTTGTCTGGCAGTGACAGGCTGCTCCACAGCGCAACAACAACCTGCGCAAGTGGTGTATCGTGAGCCGCCACCCAAGCCATCGCATTTCCAAGAGATGGTAGTGCAAAAAGAAGTGCACCCAATGGATCGATCTGCATCCATTGAAGCAGTACACGAGTGTAGGAATAGCAACATGCGGCCACGTATGATTTATAGCTACACAATGCTTAATGGTCAACGCGTACCTGTGGTCATAGACGTGATTTGCTCTTCTGTGGAGATTAAACGATGATTGAAATGATTCGCACATTCTTTGGCAAATTGCGTGGGCAGCATGGCGCAAAGCAAACAATAGTTGAAGAAGATAGATTGTGGCGTTGCACTGACTGCAAAATGGTGTTTTTAATGGCAGATGCAGCTAAAAGACACGTTTGCACAGGTAAAATTTAAGAAACAAAAGTATACACGTGTACAAGTGAACTTAAAACAAACTTACGGAAATGCAAATTATTTTCACGTGTTTGTAAGAAGTCACGACTTCGGATGTATAGTTCACTTACAGCATCACATGGTGTGATTGCTGGAACAAACTACCCTGACTATTGAAAAGGAATGCAAAATGGCTCACTTACTCGCAACAACTTCTACTGGCAAAGCAGCAATGGCTTATGTTGGTGACACACCTTGGCACGGCTTAGGTCAGCAGCTTACTGCTGATTCTTCCATTGAAACCTGGGCCGAGGAATCTGGCTTAGACTTTCAATTGGCTACAACTGACGTGCAGTTTACGCCTCCTGCTTCTGTGTGGAATGGCTACAAACCTACAGCATCTGTATATACAGGCAAGAAAGTTATGTACCGCACTGACTCCAACCTGCCCTTAGGCTTGGTGTCCAACCAGTACAAAATTGTGCAGCCTATAGAGGTGCTTGAATTCTTCCGCGACATGGTTGGCACTATTGCCAATCTTGAAACTGCCGGCGTACTTCGCAATGGCGCTCACTACTGGGCCTTGGCTAAGATGGATGGCGAGTTCGCCATTGCAGGCGATAAAGTTGACCAATATCTCCTCTTGGCTTCAAGTTGTGATGGCTCTCTGGCCACTCAGGCAAGACTCACTTCGGTCCGCGTGGTGTGCAACAACACCTTGCAATTGGCTCAAGGTTCTGGACAAGCAATCCAAGTGCGCCACAACTCAGTGTTTGACCCCGTGTCTGTCAAAACTAAGTTGGCTGACTTCAACGAGTCGTTCAAAGCCTTTGAGCATACAGCTAAGTTCTTGGCCGGCATCAAGGTGTCATCCACTCAAGCTCAGGCAATCTTCACCAAGCTGCTTGGTGGTGATGATAAGAAACCAAGCCGCGCAGCAAATCGCGCCTTGGCCTTGTTTGAAGGTGCAGGTATTGGCTCCGAGTTGGAATCAGCCAAAGGCACAGCATGGGGTGCGCTTAACGCTGTCACTCAGCTGATGGATTGGGAAACAGCTCGCACAGGCGATGCCCGTCTGGCCAACGCTTGGTTCGGCGGCGGTGTAAACATTAAGTCCAAGGCAATGGAAGAATTGCTGGCCTTAGGATAAAATGCAATGGCCCCTTAATTGGGGCCAACATAGTTGAGGATTGGCTCTTTAGAGAGGGCTCGAAAGATAGGGTGCGACTATTACGTCGAACGGCATCCGACAGTCTTCAACTATGTTGGTGATCGCCAGCAACTTCATTGACTTTTGAAAGGTATACCCCATGGCAATGCAATACAAACTCACTCTGGCCGAACTGGATGCTCTTGTGCAGGCTAGTCAAGACTACTTGGCTGCCACAATCACTAAGTGCGACTCAACTGAGATTCGCGAGGCGCGTACTGCTCTTATACGCGCAATCATTCCAGCTGACGTCCAATGCATGATCGCCAAAGCATGCGTTGAAATTACTATCAAAGCCGACGAAACTGTAGTATAATTTCTTCACAGCCTAGCTGTACTCGTCCACTAGTTCATTGATTTTTGAAAGGTAATTATGAATGTCTTCTATTTGCATCAACTGCCTCGCATAGCTGCCACGTACCATTGCGACAAGCATGTCGGCAAAATGCTTATCGAATCTTGCCAGTTGTTGGCAACTGCGCATCACCACTACGGTAATGGCGACAAAGTTTCCTACCGCCCCACACATGCCAATCACCCATCTGCTGTCTGGGTCCGCGCATCTCGTTTGCATTACGACTGGGTTGCCGAGTTAGCGCAAGGCCTTGGCCGCGAGTTCTACTGGCGTTACGGCCAAAAGCATCACAAATCTTCGCTTGTACTTTGCGATCAATTATTGTATGCCCCACCTGCCATGCGCGATTTGCCTTTGCTATGGTCGCCACCTACACTAGCTATGCCTGACGAATACAAGTCCGATGACCACATCGAATCCTATCGCCGCTATTATGCTAGCAAAGCTGCCACTATGCCACTTGTTTACAACCGTGGCTTGTCCAAGCAGCCGTTGTGGCTTGTAGATATCCTGACTCACTATGAGGAGGCAACAGTATGAATGACTATCAATACGAATTTACATTTCTGCCTGACTATTGGCAAGAAGGTTGGCCTGATGATGACAAGCCCCTTGATGAGTCAGTTATCAAATACAACTACGAAGAGGCAGACGATTCTGTAGGTTTGGCTGAAGACTTTGAATGGGTCTACATTCTCAATGGTAAAGACGTTACTGATGAGCTTAACGACGAAAATCGTAAGCAGGCTGAAAAAGAAATGTGCAAGCACTTTTTGCAAATGATTGAGGATGCCCGCAATGACTTCATTTGAATTGGTTGAAAAGTTTCGCATCAAAATGCGTTTGCCTGTTTCAAACTATCCTCACTTGCTGCTGCCTACAGAGTCAAGTTACTTTGCTCGCTTTATTATGGAGGAATTAAGTGAGTACCTTAAGGCTTGTGAAGAAGGCAAGCTTGTAGATGCGGCAGACGCGCTGGTTGACTTGGCCTACATCACACTAGGTTGTGCCCATGCTATGGGGTTGCCTTTTGATGAGCTGTTTGCAGTGGTGCACAAGGCCAACATGGCTAAGGTGCCTGCAGATGAAACCATGCGATCACAACGTGGTCAACAATACGATGTGGTTAAACCTATTGATTGGCAGCGTCCAGAGCCTGAGCTGCTTTCAATCATTGCCATAAAACAACACAAGGCTAACGTAACATGAACATCAAAGATCTTATCGACCAATACGTCGAGACTAAAAACAATCGCGAGGCTTTGAATGAAGAAGCCAAAGAGTGCACCAACAAAATGGGGCGGCTTGAAAAAGACATTATGGAGCTCATGTCTGTGGCAGGCATTGACAAAGCAGCCACAGACAAAGCAAGTGTAACTATGAAAGCCACTAAGCATCCAGCCATTGATGACTGGTCTGCGTTTTATGAATACGTGGCAAGCACCAAACAATTCGAATTGCTGCATAAGCGGCTTTCCTCAACTGCATTCCGTGAACGCTGGGAAGCAGGTGAGGCAATACCCGGAACCTCTACATCTGAGGTTTGGGAACTCAGCGTCGTCCGTCGCAAGTAACTTGTTAACTCTAGGAGAAATCAAATGGCAAAACCCCCCGTAACTACACCCGCAAATCAAATTGCGTTGTTTGAAGACCAGTTGGCCGCAATGGCTTTGGAAACAGTCAAGGCAGAGCAAACCGGTGCTGCCTTCCTTTCAACTAAAGGCGGCGTATTAACTTATCGCAACAACTCAATTACTGACAACAAGTTGGCATGCGTCATCTTGGCGTCACCTGTTGAGCATCTTTACTACAGCGAGCGCTATGACCCTACCAAAGTTGTAGGTCCTAAGTGCTTTGCAATTGGCGCCATTGCTACAGGGCTAAAGCCTGCACCAAATGTTGAAGCACCTGAGCATACCAGTTGCGAAGGTTGCTCTAAAAACGAATGGGGTAGTGCTACTAACGGCGGCAAAGGCAAGGCATGCCGTGAGACACGTCGCATGTTGCTGATCCCAGCAGATAGCATTGGCAATGCTGCAGCTGTTGAAGCTGCTGAGGTTGCTGCGTTGCGCCCGCCTGTCACAAGCTTGAAGAATTATGCAAGCTACGTACAGACTATTGCTGCAACATTAAAGCGTCCGCCTTTGGCTGTGGTGACTGAAATCTCAGTGGTGCCAGACCCTAAGACGCAATTCAAGGTAGTGTTCACTATGGTTAGGTCAATTGATGATCCTGAGGTCATTCAAGCACTAATCAAACGTGCTGCTGTGGAAACCAAGCGTGCCATTGAAACGGCTGGCATGATCAATGATGAGCCTGCAGAAACTGCAACGGCTGAATCCAATCGTTTCTAAAAGCATGCATGCAACCAGTTTATCTTGACTTTGAAACTGAGGGTATTGAGGCTAGGCCTAAGTACCCACCAGTTCCAGTAGGCTTGGCAGTGTATGATCCCGAAGGCGAGTATCCAGATGGGTACCACGCCTTTGGGCATTCTACTGGCAACAACACTACTAAGGAAGCTGTCACTGCCATGCTGTCATTGATCTATGACTCTGGCCGTGAAATCTGCTTTCACAATGCAATGTTCGACTTGGACGTTGCTGAGGTGCACCTTGATTGCCCTATCCCTGATATGTCAAAAGTGCATGACACATTGATTTTGTCATTTTTGCATGACCCACATGTGCAGTCATTGTCGTTGAAAGACCTTGTGGTGACATGGGGCTTGGATACACCTACAGAGCGCGATGAACTGAAGGAATGGATTATTGCCAATGTTGAAGAGGCTAAACGTAAAAAGTCAACATGGGGTGCCTATATTTGCAGAGGCCCAGTTGAACTAGTAGGTAAGTATGCGGCTGCTGACGTACGGCTTACTTCGAAGCTTTTTGAGTATACTTCTTCGCATGTTTTGCCTGCGCAGGCTGTGCCTTACCTCCGTGAGATGCAGCTGATCCCAATGCTACTTGAAAACTCAAGGTTAGGGGTTCGCGTAGACCGTGAAGGTTTGACTGCAGCAAAAGTGCAAGCAATAGTAGACATTGATAAATGTAATGTTTGGGTTCGTTCATTGTTAGGTTCTCCTGATTTGAATGTTGACAGCGATAAACAACTTGTCGATAGTATTTATCCTACTGAATACTGGGACAAAACAAATGGATGGCCTACCACAGACAAGGGGCAACCTAAGGCTGACAAGGAAACGTTTGAAGAATTGATCACTCATCCGGAGCTAAAAGATGTTCTTAGATATCGTGCCAACCTCTCAACTTGTCTATCAACTTTCATTGAGCCCTGGTTGGAGGCTTCTGAAACTACAGGCAGAATCTACACAAACTGGAACAGTGTACGAGGTGAGCGTGGCGGCACCCGAACCGGACGACTCTCTTCAACGCCTAACTTTCAAAATGCGCCTGTCCGTTACCCTAAAGTGCAACTCCCCGCAGATCTTGGTGTCGCCTCGCTCCCCTTGATTCGGTCATTCATCTTAGCTGATGAAGGACATCGGTTGGTGGCATGTGACTTCAATGCACAGGAGCTTCGTATCTTTGCCCACTTTGAAGGTGGCAACCTTATGAAGCAGTATCAAGCAGATGCTCGTGCTGACTTGCATACTTATGCAGCAACCATGATGACTGAGGCTAGCGGACGTGAGGTGTCAAGGACGTACTCCAAAGGCGTGTCATTTGCTATTTTGTATGGCGCAGGTCCTAAGAAGATTAGTGAGATGCTTGGCATCGACATGGAGCTATCTAAGGCATTGGTGAATACGTATACCACAGCTGTTGCGCCGGGTTTGAAAACCATGCAAGACACAATGCGTAAGCGTTATAAGTTAGGTCAACCATTGAAGACTATTGGCGGTAGGCTTGTCAAAATGGAGCCACCCAAAATCATTAACGGTCGTCTGCGTGAGTTTGACTACAAAGGCGTCAATCTTTTGATTCAAGGCTCTGCTGCTGATCAGGCCAAGGCTGCTATGCTGTTGTATCAACAACGTCGACAAGGTAGTAGGTTGCTGTTAAGTGTGCATGATGAACTGGTTATTTCAGCGCCTGCTGACGCAATTGAACGTGAGGCTGATTGCCTTACATGGGCAATGTGCAATGCCTTAGAGATGGATGTCCCTATGGTTAGTGATTACAAAGTTGGTGACTCATATCAGGAGACTAAATGAAAGATGATGTTGAATTTTGGGTGCGGTGGACTATCTTTGCCATTGCAGTTATCATTGTTGTGTTAGACACTTCTGTCTGGAGACCGTAATGGCATTTTCAAATTCATCCATCAAGACATATGAGGAATGCCCATACAAGTACAAGCTAACTCGCATTGAGCATCGACAAGAGCCTACAGGCACTGCCGCTGAACGTGGCAAAATGATTCACAGTGAGTTTGAAGGCGCACTGGTCAATTTGAATCTTGTACCTGCAGAACATGAGTTTTGGCAAACATACATTGGTGAGCTGGTCACAAAGAAGACGCGCAGTGAGGTTGAGTTTGCCGTCACACGTGACTGGTCTATGTGTGGCTTTAAGGACTCACATGCTTGGCTAAGGGGTATATATGACGCTGTGTATTTCGATGGCGCCAAGGCCCACGTCCTTGACTGGAAGACAGGTAAAGAAAGAAACTATGGTGACCAATTAAAGTTGTATGCCACAGTGATTCTTGCATGCTACCCAGACGTAAATGAAGTCACTACCGAGATTTGCTACATTGACTTACAAAAGCGGCAAGCGCAGCCTACCTACAAACGTAGCCAACTGGCTGAGCTAAAAGAATGGATGGCAGAACGCATGCTCAAGATTGAGAATGACACCATCTTTGCGCCAAACCCTAGCGCCAATTGCAGATGGTGCCACTTTCGTAAAGACAACGGCGGGCCTTGTCAGTGGTAACCAAAGTCATTCTTGAAAAGCACCTTGAGCAATACTTCACTGCGCAATGCAAAAAGCTTAAGCTACAAACGTTGAAGCTGCACATACGATTTACTCGTGGATGGCCTGATCGTCTTGTGCTGTTGCAAGGTGGCAAGATTCTTTGGGTCGAGTTGAAACGCCCGGGCGGCAAGGCGTCGCCGCTGCAAGAAAAGAAACATAAGGAGATGGCTGCATGGGGTCACCATGTTTATGTCATAGATTCTAAGGAGGGTATTGACAATGTATTGGGAACCGCATGAATATCAAAAAGAAGCTGTTAAGTTTCTGATTGAACGTGGCTCAGGTGCGCTATGGCTTGACCCAGGGCTAGGTAAAACTGCTGTTGTGTTGTCTGCGTTTAAGGTCTTACGCACCAAAGGTCTTGCAAAAAAGATGCTGGTGATTGCGCCTTTGCGGCCTGTGCATAGTGTGTGGCCTGCTGAAGTCAAAAAGTGGGAGCAGTTTGCAGGCTATGCAGTTGGCGTATTGCATGGTGGCAACAAAGCCAAAGTGTTGAAACAAAACCACGACATTTACGCAATCAACTTTGAAGGTTTGCAATGGCTATCGTCGCAATTGAATGGTAAGACTTGGCCATTCGATATTCTTGTTGTTGACGAAATCTCATACATGAAGAATACGCAAACACAGCGATTCAAAACTTTAAAAATGGTGCTAAACAAGTTTACCCGTCGTTGGGGTCTTACAGGTTCACCAGCGCCAAACAGTTTGATTGACATCTTTGGCCCACAATTTATCATTGACCAAGGTGCCACGTTTGGCCCTTACATTTCTAGGTTTCGTACTGAGTATTTCTATCCATCAGGCTTTGGTGGGTATGAATGGAAGCTACTGCCTGAAGGTGAAAAGAAAATCTACGATAAGTTGGAAGGCAAGGTACTTCGCATGGCGGCGCTAGACCATTTAGACCTGCCAGATCTAACATACAACAACGTGGTTGTGGAGTTACCTGAAAAAGCCAGAAAGATCTACGACGCCTTTGAAAACGCATTGACCATTGAAATCGATAGTGGCAACATTACTGCAGTCAACGCAGCAGTGGCAATTATGAAAGGGCAACAAATTGCCAATGGCGGGTCATACCTAGATGATGATGGCTCAGGCATTGGCAGGGTGACTACTCACATTCATGACGCCAAGACTGACGCTGTGGTTGATTTAGTTGAAGAACTTTCAGGTCAACCTTGCATCATTGGCTATCACTTTCAACATGACCTTGAACGTCTAAAGAAAGTATTCCCAAACGCGCCAGTGATTGGCTCAGGTGTTGTTGGCGCAAAGCTTGATGCCATCATTGACAAATGGAATGCCGGAGAAATAGCGGTGCTGCTTGCGCACCCCATGTCTGCAGGTCATGGCCTTAATTTGCAAGGCACTGGTCACGCTGTCATATGGTATTCATTGACGTGGTCGTTGGAAATCTATGAGCAGTTTATTCGTAGGCTTTGGCGCCAAGGTCAGAAAAATCATATTGTGGTGCATCACATTATTGCTAAAGATACTGTCGATGAAGCAATTCTGAAAGCAGTAAAACGCAAGAATAAAACGCAACAAAATTTAATGAATGCT